CCAATAGAGATGTACTAACTCAGGGTGAGATGTATCCCGGATCTGCCACACAGCTTATTAATTATGAGCCAGCCATTGCTGGTGGATATAGACGGATTAGTGGATATGCTAATAGCTATGGAACAGTGACAGGAACAGGTAGTGTTCTTGGTGTGTTTGTAGCTGAGGGGTTGAATGATGGTATCTTTGCTTGTCGTAGACCTTCTTCTGGTACAAGCTACTTTTATAGGTGGGTGTCTGCTTCATCCACTTGGTCAGCCATCTCAACTCCCGGAACTGTTACAATGGTGGGAGTTAAGAAGGTTAGGTTTACTAGATTTAACTGGAGCACCTCTAAGTTTGCATTAACTGATGGAATCAATCCAGCGGCTGTGTATGATGGAACTACATATACACCGATTACGGATGCTAATGCCCCTAACAGTCCTAAGTTTTCTGCTGCCTTTAATAATCATTTGTTCTTAGCTGGTGATGTAACAGATCCATACAATTTATATATCTCTTCTCCATTGAGCGAGACAAACTTCAATCCAGCTAATGGTGCTGCTGTTATCAATGTAGGCTTTGAGATTGTTCAGATTAAGCAGTTTAGAGATACGCTGTACATCTTTGGTAAGAATGCGATTAAGAGTTTGACAGGTACTAACATTGCTGACTTTGTTGTCAGTGAAGTGACAACCAACTTAGGTTGTGTTGTTCCTGATAGTGTGGTAGAACTTGGCGGTAGCTTAGTATTCTTAGGACCAGATGGCTTTAGGCCAATATCAGGTACAAATAAAATTGGTGATGTGGAGCTAGAAACAATTTCTAGACAAATTCAATTTACCATCACTTCAATATTAAAAGAAATGGTCGCTGGTTCTATTGATCCAGAAACATTAAGCTCTGTCGTAATTCGTAAGAAATCACAGTTTAGGTTGTTTCTCCCATCAGACGGAACTTTTGGTTTATTAGGTGGTCTAAGAGCTGGTGAAAGTGGTGTGGCTTTTGAGTTTAGTCAACTCTTTGATTTCCCAGCTACTTGTGCTTCTAGTGGATACATAGGAATAGATGAGATTGTTATTCATGGTGATGCTGCTGGTAAGGTGCATCAACAAGAAACAGGAAGTTCTTTTAATTCTTCTTCAATTTTAAGTGTCTATCAAACACCTTATTATTATTTCCAAGATCCTACTATTAGAAAGAACTTCTACAATTTCACTACCTTCTTGCGTAGTGAAGGAGCTTCTACTATTAGTTTAGGTGTTAGCTATGACTTTGATGATAGTCAGAATGTGTTCAATCCTTCTAACTATTCGATGACAACAACTGGTGCAGCAGCTTATTTTAACGAAGCTATTTATGATGCTGCTGCAATCTTTGATGGTAACCCATCACCAGTTGAGAAAGTAAATATTGAAGGCTCTGGATTCTCCATTGCTTTCAAGTATGTGACTAATGATACGAATGCTAGTCATACAATTCAGGGCTTGGTCTTGAATTATTCAATGAATGACAGACGCTAAGGGGAAACTAAATGGCAGGTTATGTAAGACAATCGGCTGCTGATATTGTACCTACCGCAGTTGTACGGGCAGCCCCTATTAACAATGAGCTTAATGCTCTTCGGGATGCCTTTGCTGCTGTTGCTGGTCATAAGCATGATGGCACTGCTGCTGAGGGAACTCCTGTTCCTGTTGTTGGTGACGCTGATTTATTGAATAAGATTGCCACCGATACTAGTAATAACAGACATGGTGTGTTTGTTGAAGTATCTGCCGCTGCTGTTGAGCAGGTGCGCTTCCAAGATGGTGGCATTGTTCCAGTGACAGACAATGACATTGACTTAGGTACAAGTGCTCTAGAATTTAAAGACTTGTACATTGATGGTACAGCTAACATTGACAGCTTAGTTGCTGACACTGCTGACATTAATGGAGGCACAGTTGATGCTGCTGTTATTGGTGCAACCACTCCTGCTGCTGGTACATTCACTACACTCACTGCTAACACTTCTTTAGTTGCAGCCACTGCTGACATCAATGCAGGTACTATCGATGGTGCTGTTATTGGTGGAGCTTCTGCTCAAGCCATTACAGGCACTACAGTTACAGCTACCACTGGCTTTGTTGGTGGCCTCACTGGTAACATTGTTGGTAATGTCACTGGTAACTTAACAGGCAATGTAGTTGGTAATGTAACAGGTAATTTAACTGGTAATGTCACAGCTTCCACTGGTACATCAACATTTAATAATGTTGTTATCAATGGTGGATTAGATATGGATGCTTCTTCAGCAGCCACTATTATCAATCTAACTGCTCCTACGAGTGCTGGTGATGCAGCCACTAAAGGCTATGTTGATACAGGAGATGGATTAAAACTAAATCTTACTGGTGGCACTATGAATGGTGCTATTGCTATGGGTGGAAATAACATCACTGGCTTAGGTACTCCAACAGCAAACCAAGACGCTGCTACTAAAACTTATGTTGATACAGCCATCAGCAACTTAGTAGCTGCTGCTCCCGGTGCTTTAGATACACTGAATGAACTTGCAGCCGCTTTAGGTAATGATGCTAGTTTTTCTACTACAGTGACAAACTCCATTGCAACTAAACTCGCACTGGCTGGTGGCACTATGAGTGGTGCTATTGCAATGGGTACTTCTAAGATTACTGGCTTAGGTAATCCAACACTTGCTCAAGACGCTGCCACTAAAACTTATGTTGATACGGCAGACGCACTAAAACTAGATCTTGCTGGTGGCACTATGAGTGGTGCTATTGCTATGGGAACTTCTAAGATTACAGGTCTTGGCACTCCTACAGCCAATCAAGACGCTACTACTAAAACCTATGTAGACACTGCTGATGCATTGAAGCTATCCTTAACAGGTGGCACAATGTCTGGAGCCATTGCAATGGGTACTGCTAAGATCACTGGAATGGGTGATCCTACACTAGCTCAAGATGCTGCCACTAAGAACTACATTGATGTGTTGTTTGGTAGCACTACCGCTGCTGCTGCCTCTGCTGCTGCTGCAGCTACTTCTGCTTCTAATGCAGCTACCAGTGCAAGCAATGCATCTACATCAGCATCTAATGCTTCTAGCTCTGCATCTGCTGCTTCCACATCAGCTTCTAATGCTGCTGCAAGTTATGACAGTTTTGATGATAGATATCTTGGACCACTAGCTACTGTTCCTACATTGGACAATGATGGCAATGCTCTTCTAACTGGTGCTCTTTATTTCAACACTGTGTCTAACACTATGTTTGTGTACACAGGTTCTGCTTTTGTGGCTGCTGGCTCTGCTGTTAATGGAACTTCTGCTAGACAGACTTATATAGCCACAGCAAGTCAGACTACCTTTGCTATTACTTACGATGTAGGCTTTGTAGATGTTTACTTAAATGGTGCAAAGCTTGTCGTCACTACAGACTTTACAGCTACAAGTGGAACTAACATTGTTTTAGCAACTGGTGCTACTGCTGGTGATATTGTTGATATTGTTGCTTATGGTGCTTTTCTTTTAGCTAATACTTACACACAAGCTGCGGCTGATGCTAGGTTTGCACAGCTAGCTAACAATTTGTCTGACTTAGCTAGTGCTTCTACAGCCAGAACAAACTTAGGTTTAGTTATTGGAACAAATGTACAGGCTTGGGATGCTGACCTTGATACATGGGCAACTAAAACTGCACCATCAGGCACTGTTGTAGGCACATCAGATTCTCAGACACTAACCAACAAGACGCTGACAGCACCAGTATTAACTGCTCCTGTATTGGGAACACCCGCTTCTGGTACGTTGACAAATGCTACAGGGCTTCCTCTTACAACTGGCGTAACAGGAACGCTTCCTGTTGCCAATGGTGGTACAGGTATAGCCACAACAACTGCATACAGTGTGGTGTTTGCTGGTACTACATCTACTGGTGCGTTCCAAGCTGCGGCTGGTCCCGGTACAGCGACACACGTTTTAACAAGTAATGGCGCAGGTGCATTACCTACATTTCAAGCACCAGCAGTAAGTTTATCTGCTGGTAAATCTATTGCATTGGCAATGCTCTTCGGCTTCTAAGGAAAAATCATGGCAAATCCTAATATCGTCAGCGTCACAAGTATTGTTGGCAACACTCTGTCAGCGGCTGTCTTAACGACTGCAACCCAACTTGCATCCAATGCGGCATCAAGTGGCAAGGTCTTTAAGATCAACTCCATTGTGATTGCCAACATTGATGGCACATCTGCGGCTGATGTCACAGTCAATATTTACTCTGCGGCTTCTTTGGGTGGTACAGCTTCGGCTATTGCCTCAACCATTTCAGTCCCTGCGGATGCGTCATTGATTGTGACTGACAAAACCACAGCGTTTTACTTGTTGGAAGACAGGTCTATCGGTGCGCTTGCTAGTGCGGCTGGTGACTTGGTTGCTACGATTAGCTTTGAAGAAATCACATAAGGACTAACAATGTCCATGCGATATGCAGCGGGGTTTATCTCCGCATTTTACAATCCGCTAAAGAATCCTAACGCTCCTACCATTGGTACGGCTACAACTTCGTCTACAACTACGCTGTCAATTACTTTTACAGCACCTGCTAATGTGGGTGGTAGCGCAATCACAAGTTTTGTTGCTACAGCTAAAAGAACTTCTGATGGTGTTTTATTTACTGCATCTGGTGCGTCTTCACCAATTACTGTGACGGGTTTAACAGCAGTGCCTTTTACAGTTACAGTAATTGCTGTTAATTCGTATGGCCCAAGCGCATCAAGTGCGGCTAGTAATTCTGTAACGCCTGCCCTGCCAGCAATAGGCTCTGCGCTTGGTGGAGGGTTCTTTGCTGGTCAGATTTCAACCGCTGGAAATGGGGTGGCTGACTTTAATTTAGTTGTTGGGCCAGTTTCTTCTGCTGAATCTGTAAATATTCAGTTTAAAACTTCGGGCACAGGCGGTGAATCAACTTCAGTTATTGATGGGCCGACAAATAGTGCAGCAATGAACAGTGCTACATATCCAGCGGCTCAATTCTGTGAAGGCTTAACTATTGGTGGATTTACAGACTGGTATATGCCAGCCCAGAATGAACTTGAAGTTTGCTACTACAACTTAAAGCCAACAACAGACGCAAATAACACCACAAGGTCAGGAATAAATGCAAATGCGGTTCCACCAAGAGCAAGTTTTTACACGTCAGGAACACCAACGCAAACGTCAGCAACCGCATTTCAGTCTGGGGGCGCAGAAGCATATTCAACTCCCACTTATTGGTCAAGTACACAATCGCCAACTTATTCACAAAATGCAATGTATATTCGATTTAGTAATGGCAACTTAAATTCTGCAAGCAAAACTGGCGCAAGCGGATACAGAGTCCGAGCCATCCGCAGAGTAGCAGTCTAAGGAAATATATGCCAAGTTACTCAGGTGTTTTTACTTTACAAGCGCAGATGCAAGCTGTGGCTGCTAATAATTGGCCTTTTTTACCGCCAACAGTAATTGGTCAAGCCTTTGGTGGTGGTTTCTATGCGGGTCAGATTGGCGTTTCTGGTGTGGCAACGCATTATTTAGTTGTTGGCCCTGTCGCTTCTGCACAAAGCAATTTAGTATATAAAAATGTTGGCACTGCTACTGCGGGTGCAGATAGCGTTATAGACGGCCCTCAAAATACTGCTGATATTGTTGCAGATGGTAATTCAACTGTTTACCCCGCAGGTCATTTTTGTAACGACTTAGTGATTGGTGGTTTTTCAGATTGGTATATGCCCGCTAAAAACGAACTTGAGGTTTGTTATTACAACCTAAAGCCAACGACAACAAGCAACAACACATCATCTGGAATAAACGCAAATGCCGTCCCCGCAAGAGCAAGTAACTATACATCAGGAACTCCTGCACAAACATCTGCTACAGATTTTAGAAGCACTGGAGCAGAGGATTTTTCAACTGGATATTATTGGGCTAGTACAGAGTATTCTGCTACGAAAGCATGGATACAGCAATTCTATACTGGCGTACAAGACTACAACGGCCTTAAAACCGATTCCTATCGTGTCCGTGCCATCCGCAGAGTTGCAGTTTAAAGGACAACCATGAGCCAAAAATATCCGGGCGGGTTTATTACTAAAAGCCCTGTAGCACCAACAGCTTCTGCTGCTAGTGGGATGTGGACGCTTGACCAAGCTATGCAGTTACAAAAACAGGGTACTTGGGGTACTTTGCCAGCTATAGGTTCTGCATTTGGTGGAGGTTTCTTTGCAGGGCAAATCTCAACCGCTGGTAACGGAATTGCTGACTACAACTTAGTGGTTGGGCCAGTAGCTTCTGCTCAAAGCACGTTGAAATTTAAAACTTTAAACACAACTGATGCTGGTGCAACTTCTGTTATCAATGGCCCATCAAATAGCTCATCAATGAATGATGCTTCACATCCAGCGGCTCAGTTCTGTGAGGGATTAACTGTTGGTGGTTTTAGTGATTGGTATATGCCTGCTAAAAATGAGTTGGAGGTTTGTTATTACAACTTAAAACCCACTACAAACAACAACGATACTGCGTCTGGAATAAACGCAAATGCAGTCCCTGCTAGGGCAAGCAATTACACATTGAGTATACCTGCTCAAACTTCTGCTATTGACTTTAGAGATACAGGTGCAGAAGACTTTGCGCTTGTAAATTACTGGTCTAGTACCCAGTTTTCTACATCAAATAGTTGGAAAACGTACTTTGGTGATGGAAGTCAATATAACGAAGATAAGACCAATGCACTTCGCACTCGTGCCATCCGCAGAGTTGCAGTTTAAATTTTAAAAGGAGCATCACAATGTACATTTGCATAACCGAAGTAGACGCAGTAACTAAAATAGTCTGCACATCTGAGCCACAGCGCACAGGCCCATCAATGCCTGCTGTCAAGGGCTACAAACACATTTGGCATGACCAATCAACATGGCCTGTAGAGCTTGCTTCTGATGGCACATACCTCCGTGCTCCAAGATACTACGGCACTTGCGATGACGATGCCGATACAACCATTGCTGGTGTCTTACAGGTATTGACAGAGGCAGAGTTCAACACTGCCAAAGCTGCCGAGCTTGAAGCCCGTAGACCTTACCCATCATGGATTGGTTACATTGACACAATGACATGGGCCGCACCAGTAGCAAGACCTGCTGATGCCATTATGAATGGTGGCAACGTGCGTTACCAATGGGACGAAGCCACAGTCAACTGGGTTCCACAGCCCGCTCTACCACAAGAATCCGCATGAAAGAGTTTTTCTTCATCTCTGGTTTACCAAGATCAGGCTCAACCCTGCTCTCGGCTATTCTGCGTCAGAACCCTGAGTTCTATGCAGACATCTCTTCCCCCGTACAGAACTTGGTGGCATCAACCATCAACGTCATTACTGGAAGTGAGAGCAATCACCTGATTGATGAAGACAGACGCAAAAGCATCCTACGCTCTTTGTTCAACGCCTACTATGAATCTGTCAGTCCTAAGACTGTATTTGACACTAGCAGGGGATGGACAGCCAAGACATCATTGCTCAAAGACCTATACCCACAGACCAAGATCATTTGCTGTGTGCGTGACTTGCCTTGGATACTGGACAGTTTTGAGCGTATTTCTGCCAAGAACTCCTTATATGGTGCGGCACTAACAGACGATGAAGCTAGGCAGACAGTCACTACAAGGTGTGATGCTTTGATGGATGTAAAAAAGGAAGGCCAAGTGGTCAAGCCATATTACTTCCTAGAAGAAGGTTTGTTGCTAAACCCCGACATGATTATGTTGGTTGAGTACGAATCTTTGTGCAAAAAGCCTGAGAGCGTGATGCGTGAGATATACAATTTCATTGGCAAACCTTATTACCAACACGACTATAAAAATGTCGAGTATGAGAATGAAGTGTTTGACAAAGCCTTGAATATGAAAAGTCTTCATACAGTAAGAAAAGAAGTAACATGGCAAGAACGTCCATCTATTCTTCCTAAGTCTGTATGGGACAAGTATAATGGCAAGGAGTTCTGGCGCACACCCGCACCAGAGTTTTCAATGAAACAACTGTATAAGGTTAAGGGATGAAACGTATATTAATTATGGGCTTGCCCGGTGCTGGTAAAACCTACCTCGCACAACACGTTCTTGAGCATTTGCAAAACAACCGCAAGACAGTCATGTGGCTTAACGCTGATGATGTGCGTAAGAAGTACAACGATTGGGACTTCTCCCATGAAGGACGTATTCGTCAAAGTTTACGGATGCGTGAGCTTGCTGACAGCTACGATGTGGACTTTGTGATCTGCGACTTTGTTGCCCCTCTTGTTGAGATGCGTAACAACTTCAAAGCTGACTGGACTATCTGGGTTGACACCATTGACCAAGGTAGATTTGAAGATACAAACAAAGTGTTTGTTGCACCAGAGCAGTATGACTTTAGGATTACTGAGCAGAAAGCTGAAAAGTGGGGCGAGTTTATTGCCGCACACATCTTGGACAACCGCCCTCGCCCTGTCTTTGATTGGCAGAAAGAAACTGTGCAGATGCTGGGCAGATGGCAACCTTGGCACGAAGGTCATCGTAAGCTGTTTGAGAGAGCCTTGGCTAAGACTGGTCAAGTGGTTATCCAGATTAGAGACTGTCAGGGTTGGAACAACTCAAACCCCTTTGCTGCCAATCAGGTTAAAGATTTTATCAAGCGTGATTTAGACCCTTTGTATCAAGGGCAATATGTGATACAACTTGTGCCTAACGTGGTAAACATTACCTATGGCAGAGATGTGGGTTATAAGATAGAGCAAGAGTCTTTTGATGATGCCACTCACGCTATCTCAGCAACTAAGATACGAAAACAAATGGGCATTGTGTAGCCTACACAACAGGAGTAATAGATGACTAAAGCAAGAACACTAGGTAATTTTGTAAGCACAGGGAATCCCCTGTCTGATGGAACCATTGAAGCCACTGATATATCTGGGCTAGGCACTGGCGTGGCTACAGCATTAGCTGTTAATGTAGGCTCTGCTGGTGCTCCAGTAGTTAATGGTGGTGCATTAGGTACGCCTTCTAGTGGTACGCTAACCAGTGCTACTGGGTTGCCTTTATCTACTGGTGTAACAGGAACACTTCCTATCGGAAATGGTGGTACAGGTGCATCCACTCTAGCAGGGGCTGGAATTGCTACCTTGTCAGGCACAGAGACTTTGACAAACAAGACTCTTACTGCGCCAACAATAGCATCTGCAAACTTAACTACGGCCTTAACTCTTGCTGGTGCGGCTGGAACTAACGGACAAGTATTGACAAGTGCGGGTTCTGGTTTGCCAACTTGGACAACAATTTCTTCAAGTCCAACCATTGTTCGCTCTACTCGTACTTCTAATACCATTCTTGGCACTGCTGACGCAAGCACACTGATTGCAATTACAAGCGGTACGTTTACGCAGACATTTACTGCGGCGGCAACGCTTGGTTCTGGCTGGTTCTGTTATATCCAAAACCTTGGCACAGGTGAAATAACTCTTGACCCCAACGCTAGTGAAACTATTGATGGCTTAACAAGTTTTATCATGTACCCGAACGAAGTGAGATTAGTTCAATGCAATGGAACTGGTTTCTTTTCTGTGGTGCTAAGTGCTTTTCTTAACACAATTGATTCTACGGGAACCTTTGTTGTTCCTCCGGGATATTCAGTTTTAGGCGGTTTGATGTGGGCTGGTGGTGGTGGTGGTGCTGGTAGCGGTAGTTCTGGGGGCGGCGGCGGCGGTGCTTGCCAACCGCTGACACTACGAACAAGTGTATTAGTTCCCGGAACAAGCATTACTGTAACTATTGCCAGCGGCGGAACTGGCAATATAGGTGGTGGTGGCGTAGGAGGAAATTCAACTTTTGGCTCATTTGTAACCGCATATGGTGGTGGCGGTGGAAATAATAGCTCTGGGGGTGGCGGTGGCGGTTTAATGGGTGCTGGCGTAGCAGGGACAACACGCAGTACATTTACTATAGGGGGTGCGCCCTTTATAGGGGCATCAAGTGCTGATAATGCAGACCAAAATTTTGGTGGTGGTCAGGGAATGAGGGCAGGGGAAGGCGGTGGTAAATCTGTATATGGTGGTGGTGGCGGTGGCGGCGGTAATACTGGTGCTGGGCCGGGTGGCGCAAGTATATTTGGTGGTGGAGGCGGTACTGGTTCCCGTGCAGGTGCTGGCGGTACTTCTGTTTATGGCGGTGCTGGCGGTATTGGTAATAACGCTACAGCAGGCGGTGCTGGTTCTGTTCCCGGAGGCGGAGGCGGAGGGAGTGACGGCAATGCTGGCGGCAATGGTGGTGCTGGTAGGTTAATAATTTGGGGGTATGCGTAATGAAAGCTTTAGTAATTGAAAATGGTGTAGTTGTTAATACTATTATTATTGACAGCATAGACCATCCCCCTGAATTATTTGGAAATTTAATTAGTGGGGAGCAAGGTGGGGATATTGGTGATTTGTGGGACGGGACTACTCTTACTAAAGCAATTCATATTTCTTCCCCTACCACACCTGCACCTACCAAAGAAGAGCTGCTTGCTCAACTCAATGCGCTGTCAGCCCAAATTCAAGCATTGGCGTAAGACCATGACTAAACAAACCCTTATAGACACCCCAGCACAATCTGGTTTCCCTTGGACTATTACTTGGCCTGATGCACCATGACCGAAGAAGTAACCCACAAACAAATCTATGACCGTCTATTAGCTGTTGAAGCTAAAGTGGACCAGCTAGATAAGAACACACAAACTGTGGTGGCTGCTTTCAATGCAGCCGCTGGTGCATTTGTTGTGCTTGAATGGCTTGCTAGAGCAGTGAAGCCTGTCTTAATTATTGGTGCTTTCTGTGGAGCCATATGGCTGGCTATAGAAAACAAGCTGCATCAGTAATACTTTTATTAGTCATATCTTTCCCTATCGGGTCCAAAGAGGAGAAATATAAATGTGTCCGATGGACATGGACTGGAGATGTGTATAACAGAAAAGTTGTATGCATTGAATGGAAAAAGGTTGAGCGATGATTGA